TGAATATGGAATTACATATTCAAACGGAACAGAATTAGCGGCAGTAACAGCAGATTATTCTGGATCAGATGTAAGAATTAGAGTAACACCAGCAAACGCTAACACAGAAGTTGTGGTTGTTGGAACGCTAATTAAATAATTAAATAAAGGTTTTGGGGGATTCCTTAAAAATCCCCCACAAAAACAATTAGGGGATATGTGAACTTAAATGTCTACAGATAATAAGAACTTTAAAGTAAAGAATGGACTCGATGTCGCAGGAACTGCCACATTTGGGTCTACTGTTGTTTTAGGCGAGACACCCCTTAGATTTGACACAGCAACAAATAAATTACAGATTCAAATAAATGGAACTTGGGTGCCGATAGCACTTAATTCTGAAATTCCTACATTAAGTTTTATGGATGTAGGTTTGGCTATTGATTATGATGGCCAGCCAACGTATATAGTTCAGGCAAATGGAGTAAATATTACAGGAGATAGCACTTTTGTAAGTGGCGGAGAACCGTCAGACGATTCACCAAGTATGGTGTTTGATTCTGGGGCTTTGGCATAAAGAATAATGCTATAATTATAGAAGTAAAAAGGGGTAATAAAAAATGGCAACAATTAGAATTCAAGTAAGAAGAGGAACAGCATCACAATGGACCTCAACAAATCCAACTCTAGCAGCTGGAGAAATTGGTCTCGAAACAGACACAAATAAAATTAAATTTGGTACTGGATCCACAGCATGGACAGCACTTAGCTATTTAAGCGTAGGAGATATCCCAGAGATTGCAATGGATGCTATCAACACAGCATTGTCATTAGGCTCTGGTCTAACAAAATCATACAATGATGCAACCGACACCATATCTATATCTCTAGATACAGCAGTAGTCGCCACATTGTCTGGCACACAAACACTTACTAACAAGACACTCACATCCCCAGTAATTAATACCCCTACTGGAATTACAAAGTCTGACGTAGGTCTTGCAAATGTTGATAACACATCAGATGCAAATAAGCCAGTTTCAACAGCAGCTCAAACTGCACTTGACCTAAAGGCCCCATTAGCATCACCAACGTTTACTGGTACAGTAGCAGGTGTAACAAAAGCACACGTAGGTCTTGGAAATGTAGACAATACATCAGACGCGAGCAAGCCTATTTCAACTGCTACACAGACTGCTTTAGATCTAAAAGCTTCCAACTCAGACCTAGCAAGCCACGAAGCAGATACAACATCTATTCATGGAATTGCAAACACAGCACTTCTAGCCACAATGGATTACGTAGACGATGCAGTTGGCGCATTGTCAAGCTCAGTAGATACAGACTTTATCCCAGTTGGAGATAGAGGAACCATGAATGGAGTTGCTCCACTAAATGCTTCTGTTAAAATAGAAAATTCATATCTAACTGCAGATGTTGTTTTAAAAGATGAGACTCAAACACTTACAAATAAATCTTTAACTTCACCATCACTTACTGGAGTTCCTATTGCACCAACAGCAGCAGCAGGAACAAATACAACCCAGGTCGCAACTACAGCTTACACAGTAGCAGCAATAAATGCACTTATTGATGGAGCTCCAGGAACATTAAATACTTTGAATGAATTGGCAGCTTCAGTAAATGATGACGCAAGCTACGCAGCAGCGATTGCATCAGAACTAACAGCTAAAGCACCTCTTGCTTCACCAAGTTTTAGTGGCACAGTTTCACTGCCTCCAACAACTTCAATAGGATCAGTTAATGGAACAACAATATCTTATCTAGACGGTGTTACTTCAGCAATTCAAACACAGATTAATACTAAGGCTCCTCTTGACTCACCAACCTTTACAGGAACAGTTGTTGGTGTTGGAAAGTCTATGGTAGGCCTTGGAAATGTTGACAACACAACAGATGCTGGAAAACCAATATCAACAGCAACTCAAACAGCACTTGACCTTAAAGCACCACTTGCAGCACCAACATTTACTGGTGCCGTAGTTCTTCCATCAACAACTTTACTTGGTGACGCTAACCTACAGTCAGCGCTTAACCTAAAAGCACCACTTGCTTCACCAACATTTACAGGAACAGTAGTTCTTCCAGATTCCACAGTTTCTACATCAATGATAGTAGACTCCGCTATTACTTCTGGTAAAATTGCGGAAGGAACTATAGTAAATGCAGATATTAGTGGAGCAGCAGCGATATCAACATCTAAAATTGATGGCTTAGATAATACTTTATCTTCAAAGGCCCCTACCGCCTCACCAGTATTTACTGGAACAGTAGTATTGCCAGCAACAACATCAATCGGTGATGTTTCTGCAGAAGAACTACAAAGCATTTCAACAGTTGTTTCAAATGTTCAAACTCAGATAAGCTCAAAAGCAGATGCAACTAATGCATCTATTGCTGGTGCTACATTTACTGGAACAGTTGTTCTTCCAAGCACAACTTCTATAGCAGATGTAAGCGCTACAGAAATATCTTATTTAAATAACGTAACGGGAAGCATTCAGACACAGCTGGATAATCTCGGTACAGCAGATTCAACACACGCAGCACTAACATTAAATGTACACGGAATCGCTAACACTGCACTACTTGCTACCACAGCAGATGTTGCAGCAGTTACAAAAACTACATTAGGTCTTGGTAATGTTGACAACACAGCAGACACAGCAAAGCCAGTGTCAACATCACAAGCCTCCGCAATTGCAACCGCAAAAGCAGAAGCAATTGCAGATGCAACATCACAGGTTAATGCCTTGCTAACAGGAGCACCAGCAGCCCTCAATACACTTGACGAGCTTGCTGCAGCACTCGGAGATGACGCAAACTTTGCATCATCAGTAACAACTAGCCTTGGATTAAAGGTAGATTCTTTAACACCAATTTCACAAAAGACAGCATCATACACACTTTCATCACTAACTGAAAGAGATGATCTAATTGAAATGAGCTCAGCATCAGCGCTAGTTCTTACAATTCCAACAGATGCAACTCTAAACTTCCCAATTGGAACTTCAATTGATATTCTACAAACTGGAGCGGGACAAGTAACAATTGCCCCAGTATCAGGAACAGTTACAGTAAATGCAACACCTGGCTTGAAGCTTCGCACAACTTGGTCATCTGCAACTCTCTTTAAGAGAGCAGCAAATACATGGGTTGTCTTTGGCGACTTGACAGCATAATACAAATATTTAATAAGAAATAGGAGATCTAAGATGGCATCAGGTAAGAGAATAGGTAAAAAATCCCAAGCGTCAAATGACTTTTTGGAGCCTTTAGCACCAACAGGTGTTGCTGGCACAAACATTGGAACAGGACGAGCTTTTGATAATGGCGCAGTCTCTGTATCATTTTCTTTACCAGCACTCTCTCCTGCTGCCACATCTTATACAGTAACAGCAAGTACAGGGCAAACAAAGACAGGATCATCTTCTCCACTTCTTGTAGAAGGAATTCCATCAAGTTCAACTCCAACATTTACAGTTACTGCAACTAACGCAGCAGGAACTTCCGCTGCCTCATCTGCCTCAGCTGCAGTAACTGTTACAACAGTACCAGCAGCACCTACAAACGCATCAGTAACTTCAGCTGTAGCAAATCAAGATAGCGTTCAATGGACAGCACCAGCGACTGGTGGATCTGCAATTACTTCTTATACTGTAACATCATCAGATTCAGCAACAAACCCTCCACGTACAAGCGCAACCTCCCCTTCAGTATTTAATGAAGTAGGAGGAACATCTCAGACTTATACAATTGTAGCAATAAATGCAAATGGAACATCTGCTGGTACTACTACTGGCTCCATTACAACTCTACCACCATTCTTCCCACCATTCTTCCCGCCTTACTTCCCACCATTCTTCCCACCGTTCTTCCCACCATACTTCCCACCATACTTCGTCCCACCGTTCTTCCCACCATACTTCGTACCACCATATTTTGTACCACCATTCTTCCCACCATACTTCGTACCACCGTATTTCCCAGCACCGTTCTTCCCACCATACTTCGTACCACCAACTTTTGGAGGATGCCCAGCTTGCAGCGAGGGTAACTGCCCTTCTCTTTGGTGCTGGTGCACTGGACCATGTGAAAACAACTGCGTTTGTTAATATATAAAGCTTGACTATTTTAGCCTAAATGCTATAATTGAATTTAATAAAGGAGAAATAAATGAAATATGTATTAGTAACAACACCAAACGCAGATGGCGTGTCTGAAGTTTTTCATACGATGACACTACCAGAAGGCCAGGCCCAGCCTGATTTAATTGATAGATGGAATTCTATTGTAGAGTCTTCTCCAATTAATGTAATTACTGTAAGTTCTAAAGAAAATATTGCAACAGGATCTATTTATGATCCATCTACTGGAGAGTTTTCTATGGCAGAAGGCGCTGACCCTCTATCTGCACGACCAGCGGATAAAACTCTACATGTTTTTTTAATAAATAATGTTGTAGCCGCTAGTTTTTCTTCAGCAGTAATTGCAAATGTTCCTAACCCTAAATATGTTGCAGCTTTTGCTGATCCAATAAGTGTTTTTGGTTTAGAAGATGAAAGCGATGTAACCCTTGGTTATACCTATAACGGTACAACTTTCTCCCCTCCAGCAGACATTTAAACGGTAGCAAAATGCTAACTGAGTGGGAAAAATGGAAACAGTCTTTGGGAGAAACTCGTCCATGGCATATATTGGATCCTTCAGCAAAACTAAAAGACCCAGATAAAATAAAAGAAAGACTTGATATTTGTCAGGTTTGTCCAAAATTTGTTAAACTAACATCACAATGTAAAGAGTGTGGATGTGTAATGAAATTAAAAACACAGCTTATTAATGCTTCGTGTCCATTAAATAAATGGTAACAAACAAATAGAAAGAAAAAAAATGGAAAAAGATTTTAAATTTTCTTCAAAAGAAGAGTTATTCCCTGGTATATGGGTTTATAGAGATGTGATTAAGCCAGAATTTGATATTATTAATAGGCTAGAAAATGTTGTTGCAAAAAGTGGTGAACGTAGAGGCTGGCAAGAAGCTACTGTCGGGTATAGAGAAAAAATGCCAGAATATAGAGATTGTGTTGACTTTAAAATAAATAAAAACCCATCTAGCAATCTGCCCCCAGATGAAGTTGAAATGAATAATCTTTGGCAGGATGTTCATGATGCACAAGCAGTAGCACTTAAAGACTATTGCAATAAATACAATATTGAAATGAAGTATTGGGAAGCAATGAATTTTATTAAATATGGTCCAGGCCAACACTTTTCGTATCATGCAGATCATGGGTTGTCTTACATAGCAACAGTTTCAATGGTTGCCTATCCAAATGACGATTACATAGAAGGCGGATTAAGATTTGATAAACTAGATTTAGAAATTAAGCCTAAAGCTGGGGATCTTTATATTTTCCCATCAACGTACTTGTTTTCTCACGCAGCTTTGCCAGTAAAAGAGGGACTAAAGTATTCTATTGTGACAATGACAGACTATAGCGATGCGGCACATGACATGGAGTTTTATATGAAATTTAAAACTGATACCTCATTGCCAGAACCGTCCCCATATTAATGTACACATTTGAAGTATATAATACTAGACCAGACCTTGGAAAACTAGAACCTCTTTCTGTAAAAAGAGAATGGATGGATGAAACTTTTGATGCACATGCTTATAAATGTTTTCCAGTTAGCTTAACAAACGGCTTAGGGTGGGGCATATCATTTCCAGAAGATATAACCTTTATATGGGATGGAGTATCAGATTCAACGCCTGATCATGTAAAAATAATATCGGGAGAAAAATATGTAACTACTGGTAGATCAAATGCAACAATAAGCTTTAATAGCGGAATGATTTTTAGAACCGAAGAAGATGTAAGCATGCTAGGCATGCCAGTCCCAAATTTACTCAGAGACGGAGTTCAGCCATTTTCAACAGTAATAAGCACATCTTTCTTTAGGGGGGAATTTCCAATAGCATGGAGAATCACCAGACCCAATGTAGAAATTACAATTAAAGCAGGCACTCCAGTAATTGCAATTATGCCAATTTCTTTGTCAAAGCTGAATGGGTCAGAAGCAATTGTAAAAAATATCAATGATCTACCAGCAAACTTCTTTCCAGATGCGGACTACAGCAATATAGTTTATGAAATAAATAAGAGTGGTAAGTGGACAAATTTTTATAGAGATGCCGTTGACCACAAAGGTAATAAGCTAGGAAGCCATGAAGTAAAGTCTTTAAGGTTAAAAGTAGTGGACGGACCAGAACCCTGTGGAATTTAAAAAAATATTCTTTCATTCAAATAGAGTATCAAACGAATACAAAGATACCCCAGCGCCAGAACCAGCCTCTAAAAATACTCCAAAATGGTATCAAGATTCTGACATATATATAAAGATGCCAAACGGGGAACCAGCAAAGTACCCAGATGGAAGTAGAGCATTGGGATATAAATCCTGTCCAGCAATTTTAGACCTATATACAACAGGGTACGTTTTAAAAACTCCATGCGATATTACATTTGAATTAGTAGACAATAAAATTTTAGTAAAGGTACCACCACAATTTAAAGATTTTTGTGAAATTAGGCCAGGCGGAATGTCTGATTTTGTAATACCATCTGGTCATTATGAATCTTCATTTCATTTTTATCCAACATGGGCACCAGAACTCCCAGAAGGATATTCTGCTCTATATGTCACGCCATTAAATCATTTTGAACTACCTTTTACAATGGTGGCTGGTATAATAGATAATGATAAGTTTAATACTCCAGGCTTAATGCCGTTTTTTTTAAAAAAGGAATTTAGCGGGGTACTACCAAAAGGAACGCCGTTTGTTCAAATAATTCCTTTTAAAAGAGAAGACTGGCAAATGGATATAAAGCTCCACAACCAATCAGAAATTTTTGAAAGATCAAAATGGGCAAATGACACGTTCAGAATACCAGACGGAGGGATTTATAAAAAATCTTTCTGGACACGAAGAAAGTATAGGTAAAAAAAATGGAAAAGTCAGAAATATCAAATTCACATCACAACTATCAAGAGCTTAAGTCAATTACTCCTTCTGGATTTTTTGGAAGCGGACCAGAAAATATTGTAGAATGCAAAAATTTTTTAAGTCAAGAAGAATGTGACAAGCTAACAGAATTTGCACTTAATAATAAAATTTGGGATTACACAGAAGACCACTTTAATTCCAACGGCACAGTAATCTACGAAGCAAATTACTGGAAAGATAGAGTTGCTACATATAATTCTTTAATGCAGGCTGACCCATCAATACTAGAGCTAGTAAACAAAATGATTGATAGACTTCAGCCAGTAGTAGAAAAGCATTTTAACGTAAAGGTTCAACCTACTGGCCCAGCAATAGTTAAATGGCCAGTAGGAAGCTTGCAAAAGCCACACGCTGATAAAGAACTTCACGACGGACCAGATGCAGGAACAGCAAACGATTTTCCACATTACGACATAGGGTCAATATTTTATTTCAACGACAACTATGAAGGCGGCGAACTATATTTTCCAAATCAAGGAATAGAATTTAAGCCAGTACCAGGATCAGCTTATTTCTTCCCAGGAGATAAAAACTATATACATGGCGTAAAAGAAATAACTGGAGGATTTAGATTTACATCTCCTTTCTTCTGGACAATTTTATCTCATGGAGATCCAAGTAATGTATAAAAAAAATTACGTCATGTTAAGCGAGGCGGACGTAGACGGACAAATTAATTCACAAAATGAATCCTTAGATATGAATGCTTTAAAAGAACAATCTAAAGAAATTCAATATGAAGAATTTTATCCTAAAGTTTTAGTCTATAAAAATCTTTTTAAAGATATAGACAAAACAATGCGTGTTTTAAAAAGATCAGAAAACGAATTAGAGCAAGACACATCAAAAAGAAAAAGCATGTTTAGCCCTTGGCACGATTGGTATATATTTGGATTAGAGTTAGATCAATGGGACATTGGAAGATCTCAAGAATCAGATCAAACAAAAGAAGAATTTGAAGTTTTAAATGAAATACTTGAAATTTTTTATAAAGTAGTTTTTAATTATACATCACAATTCGAAGTTCCAGACAAAAAATGGTTTAGGATGGGCCCTTCGATATGTAAGTATGTTTCTGGGGTATCTCAAGACGGACCAGCCAATGACCTGGTCATGCACTACCACAGCGACTATCAGCTAGAAAACATAGATGAGCCAGGACACAAATTTGCAATAACAGTAACACTTTATTTAAATGATGATTACACTGGCGGAGAAGTTGACTTCCTTATAGGAAATAAAATAAAAATGTTTACCCCTAAATCTGGAGACGTAATGGTCTTTCCCGCAGGTAACCCACTTATATTTCCAGAAGGAGAAATGTATTATCATGGAGTTAAAAAAATAACTAGTGGTGATAAATATTTTATTAGATGCAATTGGGTTTACTATGATCCTGGATCGCCAGAGTGGCATGCAAATAAAGAAAAATATGGAGACCAGCTTTGGGAAGAAATGGAAAGAGAAAGAAAGAATAAACAAAGAGAACTTGGCTTATTTCATGTAATACCAGAGAATGCGGAGAGAATCTAATGAACTTAGAAAACTACACAAGACTAAAAGATGACATTGTTGTATTTGATAACTTTTTAACACAAGAAGAATGTGAAAGTGTTTTAAAGTATTGGGAACATTGCGTTGAAAATAAATCATTAAATTGGGACCCTATATCATTTTATGAGTCATATGCCTCCAACTTGCCAGACACAGACGATATGGAAAAATTTGGTTTGCCTAGAGATTTCTTTAAAAATCTTGAAAGCTCAATTCAAGAAGCTACTGGCATTGCAAGAGGTAAAGGTGTTAAAAAGGTTAGCTATCATGCACAAAAATGGATACCAGGAGCGTTTGCTTCATTCCACTCAGACAATAGTACAGACGGAGAATATAATGCTTTTGAAAGAAGCAGATGGGCAACATTCTTGTATTTGAATGATGATTTCGTTGGTGGTAAACTTAACTTTAAGGACCACGACATAGCAATTCAGCCTAAATCTGGAATGCTGGCGGCTTTTGCTGGTGGGCATGAAAATGAACATGAAGTTCAAGTTGTTGAAGATGGGAACAGATTCACAATTGGATCTTTTTGGGATTATGAAGAATCTGAGTACCCGCAAGAAAAGTGGGATCAATGGGAAGAAGAAATAAGATTAATCCGTGAGCAGCAAGCAGTACAACAAAAAGAATGGTCAGACTTAAGAGACAAGGGTGAGCGCTTAGCGCCACCGCCAAATACAGGGGGATATTAGAATGAATCTTGAAATATTAGAAGAAAATGTTTACTATTATAAAAATGCAATAGAAGACCCAGAAAAGCTAGTTGCATTAATTGAAGAATCAGATTTAATTGATAATATAAAGTCTGCAGTAAAACCATGGGAAGAGTGGAGCGCATGTAGCGGACAGATGTATGTTTACGGACAAAAAAAGCCTACCTACCGATCACAAATATCTGCAATTGGAAATATTGAAGAAAGAGAAAAGGCAGAGTATATCATTAATACGATTAAGTCTGCTTTTGAAAATGTTGCTGCTGAGTATGCAGCAGCCAAGGATGTTCAAGAGCCAGTTAATCTTTTTCCAAACTTTGAAATCAATAAGTATTCAACAGGAACAATGATGGGCGGCCACTACGATCAGCAAGAGGGCGATGGCCGATTAAAGTTTTCTATGGTAATGTACTTAAATGATAATTATGAAGGCGGCGAAATTTCATTTACAGTTAAAGGATACGATGCCCTTACTATGGAAGAAAAGCCTGGTGAAGATTTCGATGACCCTAGAAACGCTGATAAGATAACATTTGGCATTAAGCCAGAAGCAGGAAGCGTAATTATCTTCCCATCCTCGGCCCCATATCATCACACAGCACATTTAATTAAAAGTGGGTATAAGTACATGGTGCCAAATCATTGGCTACACGGAGAAACTCCTGTAGAAGATGAGATGCCAGACGCAATGTAAAAAACTGCTATAATCTTATTATGTCCTATGCACTTAGAGTAATAAAAGATAATCCAATAGCCTTTTGGCCGCTGGACGAATCTTCTGGTACTACTGCATATGATATTTCTGGTTGTGGAAACAATTCAACCTATGTGGGCGGCATATCCTCTAACATTTTACCAATAGTTTTAGGTGGAGTTTCAGGCACACTAATAACGAATACAAAATCTATACAGTTAAATATTGATAAAAATTTTTATGGCATCCAATCTGTTACTCCTTTTGGAGTTAGAAAAACTGAAGACAATGCTTTTTCAATTGAGCTATGGTTTAAGCAAAACATAACAACACAAAACAAAACTACAATCTTAGCAGATAGGCTAAAGAATATAGGACTATTTTATGAAGCTGGCAAGATTGTTTTTTTACTAGAAGGACAAAGAATTGATCACCTGCTAAATGACCCAGACGAAGCAATACATATTGTTGCGACCTATTCTTTAAATTCCATGCAGCTATATATAAACGGACAATCTGTGTCTGCAATTGAAATAAATGATTTTCCCTACACAAACACATCTTTAGACCTTACTGTTGGTCCAACACAATCTGCTGCCGATTCTTTTATAATCGACGCACCAGCAATATATAGATACTCTTTGACAGAAAGCCTGGCCCTATCTCACTACTATTACGGCAAAGATTATATCAATCCAGTACAGGTTGCAAAGCCAGACTCTGGGGTAATATTTACAATAAGTCAAAATTCTATAAGACCTTCATACACTTATTCTTATTCTAACCTGTCTTTAGATGAAGAAGCTTACGAAGAATATTTATTTTATGATTCAGCAAAACGGTTTCTTGGATTTTCAACATATGTAGGAAACAACTCTTACGAAATTATAAAAGAAATATTTCTTCCAAGTTCGGTTAGTACAGTTTCCTCAAAAATAGAATGGAGGGGAAAAACTGGAATTTCAGTAGAATCAAAAGTTGAAGGCGGATCTTGGACACCATGTGTTAATGGAGAAGCCTTACCTCAATTTAAAAAAGGTTCCACTACTACATCAAGAATATTATTTATAAAAATAACAATGACGGCAAACGAGACACTAAGAATACTACCAAGACTTTCATATTTTAATATTGATTTTTTTAGCAACAAAGATGTACTCTGTGAAAATTCTGGAGACATACTGTATTCAGATTCAGAGTACGATTTATTTACAGTGGACTACCCAGTATTATTAAGGGCAAAAAATAGCGGGATCCATGTAAAGTCAGATAGCAGCTTTAGTACTACTCAATTTATTAGTGATATATATGGCATTGAATTTTTCTACACCCCTTCTACAATATCATCAAATGGAGGATTGTTCTATACAGCTGGAACTAAATTTGAATGGAAATTAAACACTATTTCAAAGTCCAATATTTCAAAGATATATGTAAATGGAGTAGACAAAACTTCTGCAACTCTGGCTGACTCAATATTTTTAAATAACAATTTGCACCACGTATTTATTATATTCAGTTCTCCCGTCTCAAATGCTGAGATTATATTTAATTCAATATCAGATGCTACTGCGGCTCCATGGACAGAGTCAACATATAAAAATATGGCGTTCTATAAAAAAGCTGTAACTCCAGCAATAGCCCTTAATCACTATGAGCTATATATAGGAAGATCAACATCCGTAGCTTCTGGAAATGCGACGACATTGTCACAGCCAGAGATTTATACCTATTCCAATGACTGGATTGTGCTTCAAAGTATCTAATTGTGTCAGGTTGGTGTACAGATTGTAGACTTTAATGCTAAGTGATGGTACAATTAAGGTCTATGAATATCTTAAACCAAAAATCACAGATTCTAGAAGAAACCACACTTGGCATATACGTATGGGAAATGCCTGATGGCAGATGGATTGGAGACGACGATGGCAACTTCCTCTCAGTCACATCTAAAAAAGGAAACAGATCTAAAATGGACGCTTTGGCTAGAGAGGTTCGCTCATACGGTATTTATGAGGGCCAACCTAAATTCCTTTCTGGTAGAAGAAAAATTGACGACGAAGAATTTGAATATCAAAACGAAAGACTAAAATGGGGCCTTACCCCAGACCCTATGGACATTGGTGTTTATAAAGATGAAATGCTTAGAAACGGTAAAGTAAAATGAAAAGACTAGAATCTATTGAAGATGAAATTGATAGCGTATCTACAATTGATATATCTAATACATCTGACTGGTTTTATTTTCAAAAATTAGACGGGCCCCAAGACGATCCATTTAAGATTGGTCTTGATGAAATTAAAAAGCTAAGAGGCCTTGGAGCAAATTTTAAGCGTAAGATTAATCGTGATTTTTCAAAGGCATTTGTTGGAACAACTGGCGTAGGCACCCAGCAAAACTTATTACAGCAAGCAATTAGTGGGTACGCATTATTTGATCTAGTTGAGCCTACATATAACCTAGAGTACCTTTCAAAAATTTATGAAGTATCAACATATAACTATGCAGCGATTAATGCTAAAGTTTCAAATATTGTAGGGCTTGGATACATCTTCACAGAAACATCTAAGGCCAAAGATGCAATGGATGCAATAAATGATGACAAGCAATTAGATAGAGCACGTTCAAAAATTGATAGAATTAAAACACAACTAGACCGATGGCTTGACGATTGCAATGAGGAAGAGTCATTTACAGAGACCCTTATAAAGGCCTACACAGACCTTGAGGCAACGGGAAATGGTTACATAGAGATAGGACGTACAACTGCTGGAGATATAGGCTACATAGGCCACATACCAGCCAAAACAATGCGTGTAAGAAGATTCCGTGACGGATTCATCCAGCTTCTTTATGGCAAAGCAGTCTTCTTTAGAAACTTTGGAGACCTAGAGACACCTAGCCCAATTGCTGGTCAAGAAGATAGACCAAATGAAATAATTCATTTAAAGAAGTACACTCCAATGAACAACTATTATGGACTGCCAGATATTGTTGCAGCCCAAGTAGCTTTGGCTGGAAATGAATTTTCTGGAAAATATAACCTTGATTACTTTGAGAACAAGGCTGTTCCAAGATATATTATTACGGTAAAAGGTG